TCTAACTTCTTCTTCAATTCGTCATATGACTTGAAGTTGCTAGGGTCTACAATTTTAGCAAGTGAATGCTGTTGTGTCCAAATAGCTTCAATAGCAGCATCATCATCTGATACAGCACTTGGAGCCGCAAACTCAGACTTGTCATAGTTTCTGTAACCTTCTACCTGACGAATCTTAAGTTTGAAGTTAGCACCATCCCAAAAGTCAAAGGGATTCATTGGTGCTTCGTCTTGGAACTCAGGCTGCATTGCATCCTTGATCTTGTCAAAGATCTTCTTACCAAACTTGTAAAGGAATACTTTACCGTTGTTAGAAGGGTTGCCTGAATCCTCAACAACAAGGATGTTAGCGTAATAAGAAAGACGACGCTTCTGTTTACGAGCAATTTCCTTGTTTGCTTCTACACCACTGTTCCAAAGCTCTGAGTTGAGTTCTGATACAGGGTCTGTCTGCTTGAGGGTTGTAAGTGAGTTTTCAATGTACCACTTACCTGCTGGACCTTGGAAGCCATGATTGAACATCTGTACCCAAGGCATATCTTCGCCTTGAGGTGCAGGAAGGAATCGAATAACCGCGTATCCGTTGCCTGCGTTATCTACTGTGGGTTTCCACTCGTTAGAATCATCATTACGTTGCTGAGGGGCGTCGAGTTTTTCGACTTCCTTCATCAATGAATCAAAGTTGCCACGAGCCTTGCGAAGGTCTGAAAGTGAATTAAAAGCCATGCTATTTCTCCGTATATGCGTTGTATTAGTTTGTATGCGATATATTAGTTGTATATGTTTCGAGGACTTCATCTAGATCTATATTCTCTAGATCCTCAATGCTATTTATACGTCTTAGTTCCTGATCGATTGCTCTTTCAGGGTGTTCTTTTCCAACCCTATGAATTCTTTTTTCTTCGGGTTTTCTTTTTACTGATTTAGACATTGTGCAAATTTACCTGCAAATCTCTGTTTAACATTATCTTTGTCTATGTGAACAAAGGGTTTGTACTTTTGTACTAATAGACAAAAATCACTTAGCACAAAATCATTTTTATAATCTTCAACAAACGGATATATTTTTTCCATAATAACAAGTGTTTCAAGTTTTATATCCCCACCCATGTACATTCTGAAGATTAGTGGGTGTGTGCCTTCCATTGCTGACTTAGCTCCTTCTTTTTCCATCCTGAATAGAATATTATCTAAGTCTGTATCTAAATTATACAATAATCTCTTACGTGTTGTCAAGTAGTCTTTATAATTATTTTTGCAATTTTCATCAAATATGCCGCCCCATTTGTTACCAGAAACAAAGTTAGCTACAAGCAACTCTATGATTTCTTTTTTTGAAAAGTCCCTGGCAAGTTTTCTTATAGCAGTCAAGTCTTTTCTTTGCAAAAAGGTTTCTCTTTTACCACGTACAACACCTTTATGTTTGGTAATATCATATGACTCTGTTGTAAAATGTAACTTGAGAGCCAAGTACAATTTATAAACGTCAAAAGGATCCATAGTTAAAATGGTAATTTACTACTCCCCTTATTTTTCAATAAATTCAAATCCTGTGCTTCTGTTTGTATCTTTTCTTTTAATGACGCGGTCAAAAGTTTATTAACACTTTCAATTTCTATTTCATTGCCCAAACAATAGTCAATGAGTATATCCATACAAGAGGTGTTTGTGTGTTTTGATTTTCTTTCAATAAATTGAGAAAATTCAATAGAGCTATTAAATTTTTTCGTTATCAAAAAAACGTCTGTTATTTTATCTTTGTCAGGCATTAACAATTCCAACATTTATTTTTACTCCATTATCTATAAAATACATGATTCTCAATTTTTGTAGTGTAGACAAGTTGTCTATTCCAAGATGGATCTACATCTGTGTTATGATACCATAAAGCCCCATAAGTAGGGTCATCATACTTATCATTTATAACACCTTCAGCTACGTCCATTGCAAGACCCCATGCCCACATATCTTTTGGGCTGTCACTTCTTCCGTCGCACCACCAACTAAACTGACACTGGTGTCTAAGAGGAACTATCTTGTTTTGTTCTGTAAGAAACCAAACAGAAATAGGTCCTTGTTTAATAACCTCACACAAAGTATTCGGATATCTTTCGTCATGTTTTCTATTGAGTGCAACATAGGCAACAGCTATTTGTCCTGTCATAGGCTCACCACGAGCCTCAAAGTAAATGTTCTGTGCTAAACATTCTACTTCATTATAACTTATTCCTGCGCTAATGTCAATATCAATAACAATTGGAATATTTTCTTTTACAGTTTTATCACTTATTGATAAAACTTTTACAGCTAGTAAAAACGCTGCTAGTAATGCTGTAGAAATAAGAAACTTATTCATACAATCTCCTAGTAATTGGTGCCGCCACCAAGAGTCGAACTCGGGACCTACTGATTACAAGTCAGTTGCTCTACCTGCTGAGCTATAGCGGCATTGGGCCCTTTGGATTATAAGGTGGTGCCCATACCTCACTTAGCTTATGCAGCTAAGGCGTAAACGTCATCGTTAGCGTTTATTTTAAGGTAGTTTTAACGTCTACTCTGACGACCCTCAATTTGCCTATTCTCTCGTCTGTCGAATCCAAAACAGCCCCATCAAAAACACACTGTTGCTCGAGGTTGCGACCCTCTCTAGACTCACTGACGCCTAAGCGTACTCAGTGTGCTTTTGGTGGAGCTGCGGGGAGTTGAACCCCGGTCCAAACTCGTTTTACTTCAAACGTCAACGGGTAATATATTTATATTATAACAGTTTTAATGCCTGCTTGTCAACCTTTCCTA